TTTGGAAACAAGTTCACGATTTTGTTCCCAGACTTTTATTGCGAATCAACAAACACGTCAGTGAACATGTTGACTACTAGCGAAATTGCTTTCGTCGCCATTTTGTCGTACGCGGGAATTGCCATGGCTTTGGCTTTGGTGTCCAGCGTTTGGAAGAGGTGGCGTAGAGCGGGGACCGTTGTCAGTTATGACTCGGTTCCGTTGCCAGGGTTTAATCGTTTTGAAGGGCCTGGGGTTAATTGCACTTGCGAGCACGCTTGCGGGTTGCATATGCGACAACCGGAATCAATGGTGATGGGTTCAAACCTGTTGCCAGTGCCAAAAGAACGTACACCGAAATTCCAAACATCGATCTATTCGGTCAATGAGGAAGGACGGTTGGTCAATTATTTGGGCGCAGCCGTGCGTATTGGTGATCACTTGGTGGTGCCGACTCATGTAGTAATATCTGAGAACGTTGTGGGGGTTTTATCCACCGCAAAACCAGGACAATTGCCAGTCGTGCGGAAGTTGGAAGTAGCTTGCATGGAACCTATTGAGGGGGACTTGTCCTGCATTAAGTTGGACGAGGCCTTCTTTTCAGTTCTAGGCATGACGAAACCAGGTATTGCGCCTTTGGATGGGCCGACTCAAGTTTCCATTACTTCTGGATCGAAAGAACCAGAGATGTCATTTGGACTTTTGGTGGAGGATGCTATGGTGTTCGGGGCTGTCGTGTATCGTGGCTCAACAAAGAATGGCTTCTCGGGATCTGCCTACGTGGTGGGTACTAAGATCGTGGGCGTACATCTGGGAGGAGGACAAACTAACTACGGTTTGAGTGCTTCCTACATTCAGGCTTTATTGCAGAAGCCGGAGGATACAGCGGAGTGGTTGGGAAAAGTTAGGCGTTCGAAAGGACCCTTGAAGTACCAACGTTCCAAGTTTAATCCGGAGGAGGCGATTGTCTATGTGGGAGGAAAGTTTCATACAGTAGATTTGCATCTTCTGACAGATGATATTGAAGGACCAGTTGCGGGAGTCAAAACAACTATATTGCGAAGTGGGGGTGTTGAACAACATCCTGAAGTCAACCGGAGTGAAAATTTTCCTCCACAATATGTCGACATTGCTGATGAGGTGGTGGCCGCAGTCAATGAGGCAACAACTGAATATCAGTCAAAAAACTCGAATCTGGCCGAGCACAGCTCGGCCGAAGAATTGGAAGCCTACAATCAATGGCACATGACTTTGAAGAGCGGTTTGGACGAAGTGTTCTGCGTGCTGCAAGGCGTGCAGGACTCGATATCCGATCGTTACCGGGAGTTAACTATGCTATTGACCAGACTGCCGAAGGAAGATCCGGGTCGTGTGATTTTAGTGGAGGAGAACGAAAAGATAAAGAACGAGTTGGCACATATCAAACAGCTGAAAGCAAATGCCAATGCAGAAGCGTCTTTAGTCAAGGTGGTTCCGAAATTTGTGAAGAAAGCGAGAGCGAAGGCCGAAGGTGCCAACCTTCTGACGAAAGTGGCGGGGTCGTTTCAAATCGAAGCGGTGATCGACGCTCTAGTCCTGGAGGGGAAGGTATCAAGGGTTGTGGCAGGACCTGTTGGAAATGCCGCAATCACTCTTGCATCTACGTCAAACCAGTTGGAAGAGATCGAAATGAACAAATCCAACACACGGACCTCGACCGTCTAGCTCCTGGGTATTTAGCTCAGTATAGCTGGCCGGAGACTGATGCGGAGGCTATTGATGAGTCGCTGTGCTATCATGCGCGACAATTTGTAAAGGCTAATGGTACGTACCAACCTGATAAACTTAAACCGGTTTTGATGACTTTGGAAGAGACTTATGCTCCCACAAAGGTGATTTGGCCGGGTTGGCCAGTGGATTTCCGAAAATTTGTAATGTCAAGCGTTGAATGGCAGTCTTCGCCGGGGTGGCCCTGGAAAAGTCATTATCCAACCAACAAGGATTTATTCTTGTTTAATGGTGTGGATGTTGATCCAGTACGGGTTGCTATGGTGGAACAAGCCGTTAGAAGGCGTTGGACTGAATTATTGGAGGAAGCTACAGCCGATCCGATTTTCCTTTTCATAAAACCTGAACCACATAAACAATCGAAAGTTGACAAACGTTCATGGCGATTAATTTCGGGGGTTGGTTTAACCGACACCCTTATAGATCGTATTTTGTACGGTGGTTGGCTGGATAATTGTATTGAAAAGTGGAGAGAAGTACCGTCGAAAGCGGGGTGGGCTCCGCAGAAAGGCGGGTTTTCTTGGATGAGCCGCTGCTTCAGAGGTAAGAACCCAATGAGCATTGATAAGTCGTCGTGGGACTGGACAGTCCAACGGTGGCATGTGGATATCATACAACAGTTGATACCACGTATGATGTTCGGGACCACTGAAGAATGGCAGCGCGTCTTTGATAACCGCATTTCTGCGCTCTATCACGCGGGAATACCAAGATTTAAGACCATATGTGGATGTGAATTTGTCCAATTGGTGGACGGGATCCATAAATCTGGAGCCTTAGGAACCATTGGATTTAATTGCGTTTGGCAATTTGCCGACCACTTGGCTATCGGGGGAAAAGCGACGGATATTTTCTTTTCGCTTGGAGATGATATAGTTCAAGAGAAGGTTAAAGATCATGACCAATATCTCAAAGATCTTGAGATGACAGGATCTATAGTGAAAGAGGTTGATTACGGTTTTCCGATCAAGTTCGGCGGGCATAGTATGACGGAGAGCGGGTGTATTCCAGCTTACCGGCAGAAGCACGCCTATGAACTTCGATATTTAGATCGTAAGAATGCTTTTCAAACTTTGGAATCTTATCGGCACCTTTATGCATTAGATGACGAGTTTTCGCGATTTTTGGAGGCCACATGTCTTACCATGTTTGGTCCAGAAAATCTTTTATCGCGGGAATACCTACAAGACTGGTATTATTCGCTCGAGTAGGCGGGCGGCTCGGTCGTGTGCAAATAACAACGACTTAAACTGGAG